CTCTGAGTTAGAATCCGTGTCAGGGGTAGCACGCAATCAGTGGAAACGTTTACTGATGGTATACACTTCCCCAGGCAAGAAGAAGGTTGTAGTAAGCTTCCGTGTTCAGGCAGGGTCTTCCCCAGGTAGATTCTTAGCCAGTATAGACAGTGCTGCCGCTTACAGTATTTACAAAATGGTTATCGTAAAGAATGGAGGTCAGTCCTTTATTATAGAACGTGCTGATTTCCCTACTCTTTCCGGTATGGACATTACTGTAACCTAAATTACTGGGGGGGTAGTCGAAAGGCTATCCCCCCTCTCCTATAAACTCTCTTCCATTTCCGCAATACCCCTGTTATAATAGCCCTGCCACTAATCTTCTAGGAACTTCTTCCAATGAACGCATGGATTCCACGCCTAATATCCTTACCCTCAGTACCTGTAGTGGGGGCATCAGCTACTAATACCCCCATAAGCAACACATTTACTATCACGGCAGGGGGTAGTGCCAGTATGGTCCTTGCCATCCAGGCCAGTGCCGTAACTGTAGGAGCGGGTATTACCGCCAAACTCAGGACCAGGATAGGTCAACAGGTAGCAGTAGACAGTAAGACTGTCGCCATTACCGCTAATGGGATAGCGTACATCAAATTGAATGTGAACATCGCTGCTGACCAGACCCATCTACCGCTCCTCTCCATAGGGGAATTGGTGGTCACAACCGGTGCTGGCAGTGCTGTTACAATCGACGCAGCTTGGGTTATTCAAGAGGACTGATAGTGGACGAGTCTATCCTAGCGGCAGCCGTAGCCCGGCTGAAGAGGTTGGACCTGCAAAAGTGCTTTGACCCTGCTGTGCCAGGAAGTAAGCCCACTCTTTCGCAGGAGTCCGTATTTCGTGACTTTGGGAAAGTTAAAAGGCAGTGGATAGTAGCAGGTAACCAGTCCGGCAAATCCGCTACCTGCGCCCGCATAGTGACCTGGTTTGTAACAGGCACCCACCCACACTGGACAAAACCCCTACACTGGGGTAATGAGCCCCTACTGACAATTGTTGCAGGCCGTACAGGAAAGCAGATAGAGGATTCACTCCTCCCAAAGCTGGTATCTTTCTTAGAGGACGGTACCTACAAGATAGTACGCATCGGTAACATTGCCCAGCGTATAGAGCTTACCAACGGCAACCGTATCATCTTTCAATCCCTGGAAAACCCTAACATTGCTAGGGAAAGACTCCAGTCCTACGTTGCTCACCTAGTCTGGGTTGACGAAATGCCAGCTAACATTGGAATCATAAACGAGCTCATTCTCCGGGTACAGTCCCGCAATGGTTCCTTCTTGGCTTCTTTTACCCCCCTCATGAGAAACCTAGATATCCAGAAACTTGTAGAAGCAGAGAGCTTGCCCCAGGGTAAGAAGTACACCTTCGCCATGCTTGATAACCCCCTCTACTCTGACCCTCAGAGAAAAGCGGAAATCATGGAAAGTATGGCTACCCTCCCTGAATCGGTAAGAAATACACGCCTTTTCGGTGCCTGGTCAAGCAGTGATTCCCACGTCTACTATTTCGAACCCAGTGTAATGGTAGAGGCTCCACCTAATTACTCTCCCAGCTGGAGGCACGTAGAAGCCAGTGACCCTGCTCTCCAGAGTAAATTTGGATTTACCCTATGGGCAGAGGACCCTGGTACAGGTACCTGGTATTGTGTCAAGGCCGACTATATTAGTGGCATCTACGTACCTGATGCAGTAGTAGAAGAAATCAAAGGTAGAACTCAAGGCTATAATATTATTAGAAGAATTGCCGACCCGCACGAGAGTTGGTATCTTCATACAGCCAGCAGCAAAGGCCTTGTCTACGTTACCCCCTACAACAAGAATAGTAGGAAGGGTGAGCTAATCAAGAATCTCCAGACCGCCCTAGGTACAACCATAAAGATAGCTCCCTGGTGCAGTGACCTTATAGATGAATTAGTTAGCTGTCAGTGGTCAGACACTACCGCTGGCCGTATAGTCAATAGCTCCAGCTTTCACCTCCTTGATTCAGCCCAGTATTTCATAGACTGTAAGCCGAAGTGGGACGGAATATCCCTTACTAAACCGTGGCATGCTGAGTTAAGGGAAGGTAATGCTGCACGTAAAAAGACTGAAAAAATCAAACAAGCTATCAGAGTAAGTTCCCGTAGTAAGTGGACCATTGGTCCCAGAGGAAGTAGGAAATTATGACCCTTGGCGAATTCTTTATAGGTATTCACTTAGCCCTCCCTATAGTAGGTATCATTCTCCTAGCTATCCAGGCTGAAAGAAAGAAGATTACTGTAGAAAGAAAGAAGCTGGCCCAAACTCTACTTGTAGCTTCTCGGGGTCGTAGGCACTACATAGGTGAACGCCGATGAGCACTACCATCAGCATTAGCATTAATACCATTGCTAAGAAAAACCCCCCCAATTCAATAGATAAGACTTGCAAAGCCCCTACCCTCTCTGATAAAATAGAGTACGCCCTAGGCCTAATTGAGGCAGGCGCTAACAACCGCCTTGAAGCTATTGATTTTCTGCAAAAAGTCTATCATACCATAAATAAAAGACATCCATATACTGTAGAAGATTCCGACCTGATGGCTAAACTTACAGCAGTATTTTCTACTTACGGCATCAAGTTCAAGAATTCAAAAGACTAGGAACTCCTATGGCCCGGATTGTAGCATGGACACCTGAGCAAGCTAAGAAAGAATTAGCTAAAAGGCTCCACTACTGTAAAGACGCCAGGAAGAATCACGAATACCAATGGGAAGAGTGTGAGAGGGCAACCTTTAACACCAGGGCCAAGGGCTTTTCTGCCAACCTCTCCGTATCCTTCCAATCTGAAGTTGAACTAGGTATCACTGATGTCGATAGCTCAAATAATGATATTGGTATCAACTACACCTTTAAGAACCTCCGCTTCATCCATTCTCAACTATCAGCTAACCCGCCATCAGTTGTAGTACGTCCGACGTCCAATGACCCTTCCGATAGACGCAAGGCCGATGCAGCCGACAGGCTCATCAGGTTTGCCCTACGTCAGTACAAGATGCAGGAACTCTTTGACCAGACCTCTTTGAAAACCCTAGTTCTGGGAACCGGCTTCATTAAGACTATCTGGGATGCTGAAAAGGGTGACATCATCGACATGGATGAGAACACCGGCGAACTCACCATGGACGGAGATATCTCTGTCACTACTCCCTCTACCTGGGACATCTACATGGACCCGGATGCTACTACCTGGGATGAAGTAAAGTTCATGTTTGAACGTATCTACATGCCCTACGATGAGGCCATGTTCAAGTTTCCAGGAATGGAAGAGACTCTGGAAAAGGTACGCATAAAAGAAGAAGCACAGCGCCACGAGTACGGCTCTCACACAGCCCTCACTGAAAAGAAATACGATGTAGTAGAAGTCTACCAGTACTGGGAAAAGGGCCTACCTTACAATGGTATGATAGGCAGATTCTGCTACCTCACTAGAGACGGCGACCTTATTACTCCAGTCGGTCCTAATCCTGTACGGTTCTCACCTCCTCGGGACCATGGGGTAGACAATCTCTCAGGAGATGCTACAGAGTCTAAGCCATTGCCCGCTAAGGCTATCTTGCCCTACCACATCTTCACTGACATTGACTTACCTGGTACCTGTTGGGGCCGCAGCATTGTAGCCTTTGAGGCACCTCTCCAAGATATGTATAACAGGATGATGAACGTGACCATGGATAATATCCAGGCCCACGGTGTAGCTCGCCTTATTCTCCCCGAAGGCAGCGAGATTGCTGACGGCTCCATTACTAACTCTCCCTGGGACATTGTAAAGATTACAGGCAATCAGCCACCCTCCTTCATGGAACCCATGCCACTCCCAGCCAGTATGCCCCAGATGCTCAGCATGGCTAAGCAGGGTATAGATGATATGGCGGGAGTTAATGAGGCCATGTTCGGGCAGACACAAAGGGAGCAATCAGGCTTCTCGATGCAGTATGCTACTAACCAAGGGAACATGATACGTCGCAGACTCTTCAATAAGTATGTCCTTCTGACTGAGAACGTCTACAAGGCATTCCTTAACCTGGTGAAAAAGCACTGGGAAGAGAATCGGATTATCTATGTTCTGGGTAAGGAAAAGGCTTTCGAGGCAGTAGACATCAAGGGTTCAGACATTGACGGTGGCTTTGACCTTGTAGTGGAATACGGTGCTTCTCTTTCCCTAGACCCTACTACCAGACGCCAAGAGATACTTACAATGATGCCCCTCTTCGAGAAAGCTGGTATCTCACCTAGGACTGCGCTTCAACTCCTAAAGCTCAATGAACTTGAGGGGATGTATGACATTGTCCAGATGTCTGAAGATAGGCAGCGGGAAATCTTT